CCATAATATTCATTTCTAAATATTTCAATTCCATCTACAAATTCTTGTTGACTAAATCCATTATCCCAAGAAACCTTAGACCACCAATCAAGAAGTTTATTATTTTCAGCAAGCTCTTTATCTATTGTTTCTGGTAATGCATAATCACCAGCATTTTCTGGTCTATCAGCAAATGCTTGTTGTTGTAGTTCTTCTTCCCAAGTATTTCTTAAATCTTCTTCTTTTTGATGAAACTTTTTTTCAAGACTAGAATAAGATTCAGCAAAAGCTTCTGGTGTTTTAAACTTTTCTGGCAACCATTCTGGTCTTGGTGGAGCTTCATCTTCCGCAGTAACAAAATCTTTTTCTTCTGTTGTTTCTGTTTGTGGTTCTTCAGTTACTTCTGCTTGTTTAATTAATGATTCTTCAGACATTTGCTTTTACCTTCTCTCCATGATTCATTCTTCTTGAAATTAAACCAACTATATATCTTTGACCTTCAATATGACGAAGCTCACCATCTGATATATTTGGTCCAGCTACAGATTCAATAGTAATGCTTCTTAAATAATTAAGGGTTTCTTTACCAGATGGAGTAGAAAAAGCAGATAACATATTACTACTAATTATATTATCTTTTTCTTTTGATCTTTGTATTCCATCTATCCCAATAAACTTATTGTTCGACAACTGGTTCTCCTTGTGGTTGTTGTTGCATTGCTTGCATTTGTTGAGCTTGTTGCATTAATCGAATAAGCTCTTGTCTTTCACTTGCATCCCTTATTAAACTATCTGGAATGTTAAACTTCTTAGCTAAATGACTAGCTACTTCTTCACCACTTACTAATAAGTTCATAATTTCTGGACCAAAACTTTGTTGAACTAACTGCATCCATTGTGCAGTATTGTTTATATCTTGCTTTGCTTGTCCTTGACTCAATGGAGATACAGAACGAACCTTTACTTGTCTACCATTTACAGTAGGTATTTCTATTCTTCCTTGCTTCTTTAGAATATAAATAACTCTTTGGAGGACAGGCTGTACTAATTCTGATTGCAATCTACCAAAAGCAGAACCAATTTGCCTAGACAAATCAGCCATACGTTCTGCTATCTCAGTTGCAGTAGCTGGTGTTTTATTAGGATCACCCAACATTTCATTGTATAATGCTCTCTTAATATTTAATCTCATATCAGATAATATAAATTGACTTACATCAAAACTGCCTGCTGCCCTAATAGGTTGCAATCCAGCAGAGTTTGGTGCTTTAGGTATAACTGTTCCGGGAACAAGATTAATTGTATCTGGATTAACTATACCATCATCATCTAATTGATAGATACCAGAGATAGCCATTTGTGCATTTTCCAATACTAACTGTACAGTAAGGTTAGTTGTCTTAATTGCACTTAATGCATTCATAAGTGGACCACGCCCATACACTTCACCACTACATTTAGACCAACGAAAACAAACAAAAGGATTAGAACCTATACCTTTGAATGAATCAACTTTAATTACTTTCTGATCTGACATTTCAATTACATAAGAAAGATAAGCATCTTCATTTGTTTTTGAATAATCTTTGCAAACAATTTCAAGTATAGTTACTTTTGAATCTGGACTATTTAAAATCATATTTTGACATTTAGAATCAAACTTTCCTTCTGGATATAAGATAGGTAAATCACCATATCTTACTTTTCTCTCTCTAAATATATGATCTATCTTATCATCTGGTCCAGTATCGAGGACAACATGAGGTAAAGGAATAGCAGAAAAGTTAACAGGATAGACAGCATTCCCTTCAGCAACATGAAGAACACCAGTGCCAACTGCTAAATCCATAAACGATTCATGCACCTCTTGACCAAAGTTAGAGTTTTGTAATACCTCAAACACATAGTCAGTTACTTCATCAAGATCATTATTAACTTCTTCTCTTTGATCTTTAGGTACTTCAGAACCAGCAACAAAGTCAGCCCACCTAGCAAAGTTAGGAACTAAACCAGCCTGTAATCTTGATGCAAATTCCTGTACACCAACAACTGCTGTTTCATCAAATATCTTTTCATCTCTTCTCTGACCAACAGACTCAGTATAAAAAGATTCTCTTTGTGGCATAGAATACTCATAACATTCTTCAAACAAAGGAACAAAATGATCTCTATGAGTTTTTGCCTTTTGATATTTTTTAATATAAGTTTTTGCTAAATCTTCCATAACTACGCCCTATACTTTGAATAATAACCAATGCCACCACCCTGACTTGTAAATAAACTTGATCTTCCAGTTCTCTTTCTTCTTCTTAAAACAGTACCTTTGGCTCTGTCTTGTATAGCTTTTACTACACCAGCATCACCAATTCCAGAATCTGCCATGACATCTGGTATATCTACTTGAGGTGTAGAAGCAGGTGTAGGGGTTGATTGTACTAATGGTTGGTTAACAGAAACACTACTTTGTACTTGCTGTTGTTTCTGCTCTGTTTTTGTTTCTTCTGCCTTCTGCATATCTGCATCTTGTTGCTCCTTTATTTTTGGATCAACTTGTGGTGTAGGACTACTACTTCCTCCAAAACACATAACTACCTCCTATAATCTTGACCATAGTTGCGACGTTCTCTTAATTGTTGTTCGTCTAAAAATATCATATTCTTTTCTAGCATTAAACGAAGTAAGTGGTTGTTGTCCAGAAATTAATTGTCTTCCTTCTCCAGCACCTAACATTAGATACTGCAAAGCATCATGAATATGAGAGTACATATTCTTCTCTGGCTTATCATCAAATCGTTCTCCCGATACTTGCATACGTCTATAACAATAACCGTTTTGAAAACCTTTAATTAAAGTAGGACAACGTCTATCAATCTTAAAAGCTGGATACCCATCTGCCATCTTAGTAAGCTGAGAAGAAACAGATTCAAGTCTAAGATCAATACTATTAGATGGAGCTGGTGTAGCTCTTAGACCAGCACCTCTTAATATTTGAAATGGAGTTGATTCATCTGTTTGCGCTCTAAAGTCACCAGCTGGATCACCAAAGATATTAACATCTAAACCAGAGAAACGAGTTGCTATCTCTTGTCTTAACAATTCTGCAAACCTAACAATACCCATATCAATCGCTACAATCTCTGATTGTATTAACCATCTACCTCTAACCTTTTGACCAAAGACAGCAGCTGGAGTAAGTCCAAAGTCAATACCAATATATAAAGGCACACCTACTGCAATCGGTATTTCTTCTGTAGCAATATGGGTTTCACTTGCAAACTGAGGATAAACAGGCTTTCCTTCCTGTATTGTACCTAATCGGTTCATAACATAAACATCTATCCAGCTTTTAGTTTTACCTCTAATTAAATTTTCATAATAAGTTTCTAATACATTACTTTTGTTTTCAGCTTTCTTATTATTTTTATAATCTTTAATATCACCCTTCTCATCTAATGCTTCATTCATAGCTGGTGGCTGAATATAAAAAGACCAGTTATCTGGCTTGATTAACATCTTAGCTTGCTCTTTAGGAATATGATCTGGTATTGGAACTTCACCAGCCATTATCGCCCACCAATGATCTTCCTCTGGAGCATTCGTATCTGCAAACACACCAGACCAACTTGGTCCACCTTCACGCATAGAAGGATAACGACCAACACGCATAGTACACGCATCAATAATACTCTTGGGTACTTCCCTTGCTTCGTTGATCCATATTCCAGTTAATTCCAAAGAAAGAAGTTTCTTAACATCCTCTGGTCTATCTAAGGCAAGGAAAAGAACCTCAATATCTAAATCACCTTTCTGGATATGATGAGTGTATGGAACAGACCAATGGAACTTACCCCATGTATTTTCTGGAAACCAATCTAACCAAGTCTTTATTGTTGTTGTTCTTAACTGTGGATTGGTGTTTCTTATAATAGCCCATCTGCTTTTTCGAATACCATCTTTGTTTTTCTTCTGCTCAAGGCTTCTTCTAAATACCTCAACACAACAAGCAACTGACTTGCCACTTCCAACTGGACCACGAATCCCACGAAAAAAACTCTTACCTTTCATAAAAGTTTTTAATACTTCACCATCTGGTTTATAAATAAATTCTGTCATTCTCTCTCTATAAATTATCTATATTAAAATCTTTACCAGTTTTAATCATCTTCTGAATAACTTCTGGTAGTATTGTAGCTATAACTTTATCAGCTTCATAATCTGTGCAAAACTGTTTAGGATGATGTTTTAAATGCACTGTCTTAACAACGCTTCTTAATATTCTACGTTCTTCTTTATTAAGCTTATGAATAAAACTCATTTCTTCTTTCTTGTACGTTTAGTAGGTACAGATTTCTTAGGAGTTGGTTTTGCTGGTTTAACCTTTTTTGAAGGCAACCAAAAAAATAATATTTTAAATAGCATACTCATGTTCTATACTTCCTCACTTTCTTCGCAATATTCTTAGGTTGTTTAACAAACTGTTTTCCAGCTCTATTACCTTTCGCCTTTGCTCTGTTTGTTGAAGCTTTCTCTGCTGGACTTAAAGATTTCCAAGCTGCATCTGGTAAGTATCTTTTCTTTCCTTTAGAAGGAGAACCATCAGACGTTCTCCACTTTTGTTTACCCCAATTAAATAATGATTTCTGTGGTGCTTTCATTAAAACATTCCCTCAGAAGGATAACTTTTATTTCCAGTTACTTCTGGTGTCTTTGATGGAGATACACGAATTGTATAATCAACTGACTTTCTATGATCCCAACCAACACTTCTTCCCCAGTTATAAACATCCATTTGTTCTTTATCAAATCCAAGAGTTCTTAGCTCAATAGCATCTTCTGCCAACCCAACATATTCTGTTCCAAGCTTTGGAAAGTTAGTAACAATTCTTTCTTTAACTTCTTCTGGAGTAAGTTTCAAGTATATCCTCCACCTTTGGCTTTATACATCCTAGCCAGCATCTGTGCTTTTCTTGCTGACCATTGCCCAGGTTTGCCACCTTTACCACTAGCTTTGATTCTGTTGAATAAACTCTTTCTCATTGAAGGTTTGGTATAATTACCAGCTGCGTTTACTGCCATAATTAAATCCTACTCAAATAACTTTCTTGTTAATATCCATTTAACTTGTTTGTCTACTTCCTCTTCTAACAAATCAGCCATCTCTTGATCTGACATCTCCTCTGGTTTCAAAACTTCAACTTCTGGTTCTTTCATGCTTTATTCCTTTTACTGATTGCTCTTGCTTTGGCTCTAGCGTCTGCCTTCGAACTAGCACCCCAAGCCTTTAAACTAAGAAGAAGTCTGGTAGGTTTTCCTTTGGAATCTTTTTCTGGTCCACGCATATTACCCATCCTTGCTAAGAAAGAAGCACGACGAGGATTATCACCTCTCTTAACTGGTGGTTTCAAAGTCCCTTGAGTATAACTCTTACGACCTCTTTCATTCAAACCACCTCTAGGATTCTTGCCTGCTTTCCTAGTCCAAGCTGGAGTCTTTGCCATAGTTCACCTCATAGTTGATATTAACCATAATTATTTTAACGGGCGTTTCAAGAAAAAAATGCTAGTGGAGTATCCATTGTAGATTGTAGTGTACCACTTTTCCCCCACCCCCCCCCTATGCACTTTGCTAGGTCGAAAGTCACTTTTATGTCACCCCCGTGTAGATGCATATGCTTGTCTGGTGCTTTATATCCAGCTCGGTCTAGAATATCTTTACTAGCTTCAAGTTGTACATACTCACTCTTGGCTGATTCACTAAGTTGCATTAACCTTATGCTAGCTTTCGTAGCATTCAATCCTATACTATTCATTACAAGTGATTGCATATATTGTTGTACCTTGTTTGTACGTAATGCCTTGCTAGCACTGACTCTACCACTCTCTCCCTTTGCATATCCAGCTATTTGGGATGCTTCGGTTATAGTGCATCCTGTTGCTACCAATGTATCTACTAATAATATCTGTCTTGGTGTTAGTTCTTTTGTTAACTCATTCATATATTATCTCCTATTGATACTTTATTTAGATCAGTTTCAACTAGTTGTTGTCAAGGGCATATTTGTCCTTTGGGAGATATCGCTTGAAAATCGAGATAAACTAGAAACACTTACTTAGAAATGAAGACGGCTCCATTTCTAGAGTACAGTATTCCTATTTTCCTTCGATTTTATATTGAACATCAAACTTCGTAAGATGTGCGTTATGTTTAAATTATTATAAATGAGCGCCATGCGATATGGTATCATACGAATGATGACTGTTATCGCACCAAGTATGTAAACAACAAAATCACATGACGAGTGACCAAACGGATCAACCTGTTCACCTTGCTTACGCAACCAAAGCTCCTATCGAAACTTTGGATTACCATTGTGTGCAAACCCAACGGTGTTATTGCTACATTGTTGTCGCACGTCATGCTTCGGTGCAACAAAATGTAGTCAATTTTTCTTGTTGACAGACTAGGCACGACAAAGTCTTTGGTCGGATAGTCGCAGGACTATTTCTAATAAACTGATTGGAATGTCATACGACTGTAAATGTATAGTTAACAAAGGAGAAATTATTATGACTATATTCAATAAAGAACTAAACAAAGTATGTAACGAACTAACTAATACAACACATTATTATATGCTCAATACTATGGCTTATAACATAGATAAAAAGCTTAATGAAAGAAACGAAGGTACTCGTACTGGAATAGATGGTGTTGTAAGAAACGCAGTAACTGGTCTAAAGCATTATGTTGAAAGACTAGGTAGTACTGTTGAATACCATGAAGGTAAGATTGCTACTCTAGATCAGAAGATAGCTGAAGAGTTAAAAGTAACTAATGGTGTAATACATAATGATGACCGAATATTACGAGATGATAAAGGTAATCCTTTGTATGGTGAAAGCTTAACTCAGATGATGAACGATCATGAAGATGCAACTGATTCAAGAAAGCTAGCTGAACTAAGGATTGTTGATGCAAAAAGTGAGATCAATGCAATGCAAAAACTATACAATGCTATAGTGAATGAAATGGATAGAGTAGCTACCTTATGTAACAATGATGGTATTGAATCAGTTAAAGTTGGTACTCGACCAGTATTCAAGAACACAAATGGTATACAATGGGCTAAACCAAAAACACCAGAAAAAGAGAGAGCAGACATAAATGATAGAGTAGCTCAGTTCCTAGCTAAGAAAGGAGTAGAAACTGCTGAAGCAAAATAAGTTAATCACTAACATGGGTGGGTGTAACAGCCCACTCATACAATCTAAATGGAGAGAATTCAAGATGGGGATCATAGTAAACAAATGGTATGGACTAGCAAATATGATAGCAGGTTTCATATTCATATACATATTCATGTGGCTAGATAATTGGTTAGCTACAGTATTCATGCTAAACTCAATAATATGGGTGATATTCGGATGGATACTATTTGATGAATCATTAATGGAGAAATTAAATGATAAAAGAAATACTAAAAAGCTTAATCGTAATAGGACTAATAATCGTATGGGTAAGTCTTGCATTAAGTATAAGTAACTAGAGCAGAAGATGTAGTTGTAGTATGGAACTAATCCAGCTACGGCTACATCAAAAACCTTTGTCGACCTAGTGGGATTCAAAGGTTGCAACCTCAAAAAGCAAATGTATTCTATTGCATTAATAAATGCATATGCTAAAATTTTTTTTACTAAACTATTCAAATATATAAGGAGAGATAATTATGAATAGATCAACTCAGAAAGCAATCCCAAAAATTGTCAAACAATTTACTAGTTTATTTGACCATCCAAGTGATGCAGATAAATTCCTAGCTAAACTACAGAACAGTGACTTTCAAACTGCACTCAGACATTACACAGCATGGTGTCAAACAAAGGAAGGTGCAGTAATTGAAATGATTAACAACCTTACTATTGATGCAGTAGAATCTAAAATGTATTGCAAAGAATTTAACTTAGAAGAAAGGGCAAATGAACTACAAGAAGATAGTAACTTAGATAAGATCATGGCTCACGCAATGCCAGGTTATAAAACATGGGAGAATAAAAATGGGTAGAGTAAAAAATACATTACTACATGATGAAGCTATGAATACATGGTGGATAATACAATCAAAGATTAAAAATGCTTCCCATGTGGAAGAATTAAGTATGATAGTGTCATATGCAATCAACGAATGTAAGAAAAATCCAACGATTGGTGATATGAACTACATTGCAGATCACGTAAGTGAACTGTGGAATGAAATACATAACACAATAGGAGAATAGTTATGATATTATTTACAAAAGAGATAGTAAAAAAACTACAATCAAACAACAAACTACATGATGTAGCTCTAGCTAATGCAAAACCAGTGTGTAAATTCTTTACACCACATTCTAACTATACATGGTATCCATTCTCTATGGATGAAGATGGTTATTGTTTTGGTTTGGTATCTGGAGCAGAAGTAGAATACGGAATGTTTCATAGATCAGAACTAGAAGAGTATGTTGGTCCAATGGGTATTCGTATTGAGCGTGACTTATATTGGACACCAAAAATATTTGCACTCATATCTGCTCACCATAAAAATATATTTGTAGGATAGTATCATGACAAAAGAAAATAATCATTTTAAAAACTGGATTGAGTTTCATAAAAACAATCCACACATATACCCTGAGTTTGAAAAAAGAATAATGAATTACTCAAGGTTTGTAGACAGAGGACTCAATGCAAGATTTGTATTTGAACAAATGCGACTGGACTATCGTATCAAAACAGTCAACAACAAAGGTGAAAAGCTTGAGCCATACAAGATGCCAAATGAAATGATGACATACTACTCAAGGTATTTTGTACATAACCACCCAACAAAGGATGGATTGTTTGTCCATAAAACAATCAAATATGAAGCTGACTTTTCAATTATCTAATCAACGTAAAGCTAATGGCATGAGTCAAGAACAGCTTGCTCATGTCATTGGTATTGACAGATCTACCTTGCAAAGATGGGAGAATAATAGTAAGACTCCAAGCTTATATAACTTTTGTTGTTGGGTAGAATCTCTTGGGTTACAAATCGAAATCAAAGAAAAAAATAAAATCACAAAAGATAACTTGTGAATCATGTTCAGATTTCACAGAATATTTTGTAGCTATATTAAAAAGTATTGAACCTACTAAGCGTTATTTAATATGTTTAGATTGTTATGAGAGGGACATATGGCAAACAAGAATCGCAACAAAGGAAGCTACCACGAAAGATGGTTCGTCAAATGGTTTACGTCGCTTGGTTTCCAAGCCAAAAGACAACCGTTGTCTGGATCATTGGGAGGAGAATACTCTGGAGATATCATCCTCAACATCAAGGGACAACGACTGGTAGCTGAAGTAAAGTACCGAGACAAAAGTAATTTTCCTAATCCTTTCAATGTGTTAGACAATCGTGACATAGCATTGTATAAAAGAAAAACAGGAAAACCAAACACTCTAGTGATAATGAGTGGTGAACAATTTATAAAATTAATAGGAGAATAATATGTCATTTATACTAATGGCTCATGCTATGAAATTAGAAATACCAGATCCATATGCTAAGTGGTTACTGTTATGTTTAGCTGACTATGCAAATGAAGAAACTAAATCATGTTTCCCAAGCATCAAAACACTATCAAAACGAACAAGCATCAGTGAATCTACACTGTATGTGAAACTAAATTGGCTAGAAGATCATGGTTACATATCAAGAATATCAGGTACACATAATAAGTCAAACATTTATACTGTGAATCTAGGTGTACTCCGAGAAACGGAGGGGGTACTCCGAGAGACGGCCACTAACCTATCATATAACCTATCAAAAACAAATAGAAGGAAAAGAAGAAAGTCATTGAATGATGATTGGAAACCATCAGCCAAATGCTTATCAAATCTCAAAGAAAAATATGGAGAAATAAACTATGACAATGAAACCGATAAGTTCATTAACTACCACCTTGCAAAAGGGAGTGTCTTTGTCGACGCAGAAAGAGCATACCTCAACTGGATCAGAAATGCAGTTAACTTCCGTGCAAAAGACAAACGCTTTGAGCAATTTAAAAAAGATAAAGTATCCAGCAGAAACGGATCAAGCACTTCGGTTTATGCTAGACTCCATAACAAACTCACAAACTAACATCAGATATACAAACTTATACCTTCCAACAAAAGATATATATAAAAGGGCAAGGACAGCCGTATTAGAAAAGCTAGTACCTTTGACTATGGAAGAGCTGATTCAACGTCTGACACACCTTACAACGCTACTGAGAATGCCATTTGGTTTTACTTCACCAGATGATATTGCAGTTCGTATTAAATCAATGGCTCATAAGCTATCAGATGTACCAGCTGACATTGCAATCTATGCCATAGAATATATTGCAGATAACAATAAAGAGTTTCCATCATGGTCTGAGGTAGCTGCAATAACAAACAAAAGAAAAAAAAGAAGGGAAGATATACTAACTAATATAGAGAGAAAGGAAAATTCAAATGCCATTACCGACAATACCTCTTGATTATGTAGCTGAAGTACTCAATGAATCTGGTAAAAGATTTTATATATCAGAATATATATGGAGTAAACACGGTGGAAAATGCAAGTATCGTAAAGGTGAAGAAACCTATGAAGAAGATGCAAACAAATTTGTTCATGAAAAATTTAGTAAGTATAATTGGTGGCATAACAAACACTCAACTTATTGGGATTTTGTAGAAGGCACCAGCATAGAAACATTTGAAATGGAATGGAATAAGATTACGATTGATGTAAAGATTAATCACTTTGGTTATTGTTTACAGAAGAATGGTGGATCACATCACCATGAATATTCTTATCAAGCCAGAGGTAATGAAGTAGAATTTGTAAAACAAAAGAATGGTATTTACCATGCAGTTGATACCATACCATTACCAACTACTAGCACTGGCTATCGTTCTGCTCATATAATTAAAAGAGATGCTAGTGAATATATAAAAGCCAATGAACTAAAAGATTATATACTTAGTGAACTTGGAGAACCACCAGCACAAGGAGATTTATTCACATGAATAAAATTATATTATATAGTTTACTTACTGTTATGCATTTTGATAATCCAGAAGAGTGTCAGCTTTGGTCTGATAAAATTTATGGAGAAGGATATAAATGTTTTAAAACATACAAGTATGAAGAGTTTTATTTAGAGAAACACCCATTGAAAAGACCAGAAAGTGAGTATTATGGATATTAAAAAGTACACCCACAAGATAAAAGTATTTCGTGATAGATGGTTAAGAGAACCAAGAATAGTAGATGTAACATTACCTTATGTTCCTCAAGAATTTACTAGACCAGATGAAGTAGTTGAAACATTTCATATCGATTGGGAAGAACAGAAAAAAAAGGGTAACAAAAAGTTACCCTAGTTTTTTCAAGGCGGAGAAATTGCTATGAATATTAATCATATATTAGTTGCAAATGAATGTAAATAATATATAATAAACAAAAGGAGAGAAAGATGGAGAGAATCGGATTTATCGGTGGGTCAGATGCTGTGCAAATTATGCATGGTGATTGGCAAAAACTATGGGAAATCAAAACTGGTAGAGTACAACCAGATGATTTGTCTAATAACTTTACAGTACAATCTGGAGTTTGGAACGAGCAGTTCATACTTAACTGGTTTGAAAAACAAAGTCAGTTAAGTATTGATAAACAACAACTAGCTATATTTAAAGAGCATCACGGTGTTCCACTCAAAGGAACAATCGACGCGACCATCAAGAGTCAGTCGGCGATTGTGGAAGCTAAAGAAACAAATCAGTTTAATAACTTTGAGAAACAGTTATCAAGATATATGCCACAGATACAATTCTATCTTGGTCTATCTAACAATGATGATTGTTACTTTCCTAATAAGTTTGGCAATCTTAGATTTGAATATAAAAAGATTTCATTTCATGAACGATACTATACTAACATGATGGTAAAGATCAGATTGTTTTGGGATCATGTAAAAAATGATACACCACCAGATCAAACAGATCATGAACCAACAAACATAAATGATATTCTTGTAGATGATATGGTTAAGCGTGATGCTTCAACAAGCAATTATTTTATGAGTCTTGTTGAAAGTTACTTGCATACTGCAAGGTATTATTCAGAACACGAAGAAACAAAAAAAGAATTAAAGAGTCTTGTTGCTCCAAATGAAAGAGAGGTTTACTGTGAGCAACTAACACTAAAGAAAGATAAAAGAGGTTCGATAAGAATCTCAACTAATAAAGGAGAAAGCAATGAGTGAGCATACAAGTATTTATATAGCAGTGGAAGCTGCAAGAACAAAATTCAAAACAGTTAAGCAATCTGGTAAAGCACAATTCGGTGGACATTCTACTATTAAAGATATTATGGATGCTGTTGAGATGGCTTTATTTACGGAAGGTGTATTTATTAACCATGAAATAAGAGTAGATTTTTCTACTGGTATACCCATAGATATACTTGTTACTAGGTTAATTCATATAACAACCAAGACAGAAATGAAATCTGAGATTGTCTTAAACAATATGAACAGAGGACCACAAGGTACTGGTAGCGCACTTACTTATATGCGTAGGTATTCATTACAAGTTATGCTGAACTTAACACCAGATAAAAGTTCAGAAGATGATGGTGACTTTGTTTCAACCGGCAAAAGAAAAACTATATAGGAGATTAATATGTCAGATAAAGAATATGATGATGAGAATAGAGGTGCAGTTTTCCCACCATTTCCAGATCAAAACTACATTCTTCAAGGTGAATTAGATATTGAAAAGAATAAACATAAAGTTGTTGTTGTTAAAGGTAAGACACAAAAAGGTGTAGACATTGTAAAATTTTATACTGAACTTTGTGCAATATTTCCAAATGATAATGCCAGTTCAAATGCACCAGACTACACTGGTAAAATTGATGAGAAATGGGAATACAAAAACAATCGTATTGCTGCTTGGGTCAAAGAATCTAACGGTAAAAAATATATGAGCTTACAATTAAGTGAACCTCAATCAAAAGAAAACCTTGATAATACACAAGAAAAAAGTGATGATAGTTCTGCCAAGAACATTGATGATGAGATACCTTTTTAGTGTCCATATCATGCAATCATCTCTCTATTGTAATGGACATAGGGGGTAGGTATAATCTCTCCATCCTTTTATACCTACTCCCACAATTAAGGAGAAACAAATGAATAGATCACAATTCCTAAGAGAAGTAGGGGATACATTAACCAAAAGAGAACACACCTATGGACACCCTAGTAATAATCTTAGAGCAATAGCTAAGACTTGGTCAGAGTATAAAGATCGAGATTTCAATTACCTTGATGTTTGTATTATGATGATACTAACTAAAGCAATGAGATTAAAAGAAGATCCAATACATATAGATTCTTATAAAGATATTGCTGGTTACTCAGCTTTAGCAGTAGAACTTATAAGTACATTAGTTCGAAATGGGGACCATCCAGAAAAGGTCGACGAGCTTGAGAACGGCGAAGATCAATGTATGAGTTCATAGCTTCTTCAGCAGTACCTTTATAACTAGTAATACTACCTTCACTCCAAGCAGCACCCCACTTTATTGGTATGTTACCTAATTGCATTGAAGCTTTTTTCATTGCATCACAAAGATCATCATAAACAGTAAGTTCCCAACAAGCCTTGCCAGAACAGTAAGCCATAAGATCAACAGCGTGGGCGAAGCCATCTGTTTGTAGTAAATGATAGCTTTTATTTGTTTGTGACCTACCAGCCTTAACAAGTTCTTCTTGTTCTTTTTTAGTTCGCTTACCAAATGTCACTCCAAAATCTATTTTGGAAAGCGTAATAGCTAGCTTAACAACATTAACTAAGTCTGGATGTACACCTTCTAACTTACTTAAACTTCTCTTTGATAATGAAAACATCTATCCTCCAAATGTAAATTTAGTTTTTTGATTAAATGGTAAAGGTACTTTAACATTTACTTTAACACCTTTAATACTCAACCCATCATAAACCAAATTAACATTAACTTGATTCCAATCTTTATAAAGTATTTGTTGTGCTAAATTAATTTTATTACCAGAACCAGTTCTATAAATACTGCTACTCATAAAGTCTTCAGCAGATAAAGGAGTCAAAGGTTCTTCTTCTTCTAAACTAAATGGATTTGCAGTATCATCTGTATTTTCAACATAAGTTGTATT